TAGCCGTCTTCATGTCGAGGACGCCCGCCGTTGTAAACATTGGCGAAGCAAGTTCTACGTTGGTGCCATCGCAGAAGACCCAAGCAAGGTTTCCGTTGGTGACAGTGACGCTGTCGCCGGAACCCCCGGCCACCGTCATGTCGTAGGTAGTGACGGCGTTCCAGAACAGATAAAGTTTAGTCCTAAGAGGCACGGTGATCTGACGGGACGCGCCGGGAGTGCCGACAGCCTTGATCATCGCCAAATGGCTCTCGGAGGTAGTGGTGGAATTTTCAAGATACTGGGTATCGTCAAGGACGTAGGTTGAGCCCGCAAGAGTGATTGCCCTGAACCCGGCGATACTCTCTTCAATACGCGACATGGCGGTGTTCGCCAACGACCCCCATGTGCCGGACTTTTCGCCCGTGGCCATCTTCTCGAATTTGATCAGGTCTGATGCTGTACTCGCCATCTCACCTACTCCTACGTGCTAATATCGCCCCAACTGGGGGTCTGACTGGTCGATATATTCCCCCAAGACGGGGTCTGTGAAGCAACGATTTCGGACCAAACGTGTTCTTCGTCTCCCCCCAGGGCCGTCGCGGTCGCCGACAAACCAGTGACACTGGTGATAACACCGCCGCGCCCAATGGCGGTGCCCGCAGAGGTAGTCCCCGCAATCCCCGTGACCGCCAAGACCTGACCTGTAGAGACGCTCTCATTACCGATAGACGCTGTCGCGATAGGGAGGTTGGACGCGGCGTCCGTCCCCCATACCCCGGCCCCCCACGCCTGGGCGCTACTACCCCAGCCCTGGTATGCAACAACGACGGCGACCACATTATGCGATCCTGATTATGGCGTTGCTGGCATCGGCGGCGGGGAATTGGATCGTGAAATTCCCGGCCGTAGATGCCTTGTCGCCCCCAAAGTCCAGAACCAAAACCGAAGCATCACTGGCGTGGGTATCGTTGAATATCAGCGCGCCTCGGGCGGTAATAGTAGAGGTGCCCCACGTCACGTCCGCGAAGTCGGTCAACGCCGTGGTCCCCGACGCGGTTGGCGTCACGTTGGTTAGTGCTTTGCCCTTGGCCACGTACCCGGTGCCCGACACCTCGTTGGACGTGGTGTAAGCCGTGGTGGCCGCATTCAAAGTAGCAGAAGATGTGTAGAGCGCTGCCCGCATCGTGTGTCCACCGTTAGTGAAGTTGTGCCCAGCGACCAAAAGCTCCCGCTTGAAACTGGTGGCGAGCGCCTGCGTAATAGCCATGTCCTATTCCTTCATCTCTGCTAAAATCTCGGCCCTCATGGTGACTCGTTCGCTTAACATTGCCTGACGTATATAGAAAAGCAGTATACAACGAAGTTGCCCCCGGTACGCCAGTGCCTGATCTCGAATTGTCGGCGGCGCATCGGCCCCGACGTGCATTATCTTGGTCATCGCCATCTCGACTAGTTCCTCTGCCGAGTGTCCTCGGTCAACAGTCGTATGAACATTGACCGACCCCACGTCACCAAGCACGTTGTTCATGCTGATCATGTGATCGACATCCTCACTTGTCCTGAACGATAACTGTCTCGGCGGTTCTTGCCGTCACCCAACTCCTTCAGCTTGATCAACGCCTCCTTGAACTTGGTGTCGTAAAGCTGAAGCAGATCGGGCTCCCCCTTCATGTAGGTATAGGCCTCGACCAGCGTGGCATAGAGAAGAACGGCCTCGTTCTCGTCGCCCAGCCATGTGTTGGTCGCGGTAACGATGCTCTCGGGCTTGTAGAAATAGTGAAGTTCGGTGACCCGCCCGGCATCCGGTGTCGGCCCCAAAAGGAATGTGTCTTCATCCCAGAGGGCGTAAAACCGGGGCGTCCCCTCTGTACCGGTGGCTCTGAATGCTTCGCGGATGAAGTTCACGTCCTTGTTGATCAGGTACTGGTAGGCGCTTGAGGCGTCGATTACCGCCAAAGAGTGGACAGAAATAAAGTCGGAAGGGCAGGACAGGAACCTGTTTGACGCGGACAGGGTGCCAGACTGGCTCCTCCTCAAAGCAGGAAGCTGCACCATATGGTAGATGCGGTCTTCAGCCTGTTTGACGAACGTCGGCAACTCGGCAACGAAGGTCGTTTCCGAGTTCTGCGTGTACGTCTGTACAGACGCTATGAGTTCAGCGTAGGTCGCCATGATCAGACCTTGAAGTTGAACCCCTTGGTCGCCGCACCAGCGCCCTTGGCCTTGACCGTGGACTGGTTAGTCGGCTTGATCCCGGAGATAATCCCTCCTCCGGCCAACTTCTTCCGCATTAGCGCCCCACCTTTGTAGCCCTCCACGGTTGGCTTCTTCTTCCCTGCGCCCCCGCTGTCTTTCTTGGCTTCATTAACTTTTGGCATTATCTCCTCCTATGATGTCGTTACGCTTACACTTCCCACCAACGTGGTGCCCACCAAACTGTCTACCGCCCCGACCGGATCAAACCCGAAGAGGCTCTGGCTCTCCAGTATGCCGCGATCCGGGCGGGGGTCGCGGAGCGTCTGCGGATCATAAATCCTGAACCGGCCCAGTTGAAGCTGGGGGTGATCCGGGTCAATACACTCAGGACAGACACGCAGACCATTTTGCCTCTTGTCCTCGAACTCCCACTTCAGTGCATGAAGGGGGTAACGAAAGCTACATCGATCACAGAAACCAAACGCATGTTTACCGCCAGCAAATTCCGAGGAACTCATGTCAGGTCAACATCAATAAAGTCTTGTGACGGCGAGAAGACAAGAGACGCCCTGGTCCGGTCCTCCGACGCCATCATCTCGTAATCCTCCTCGTAGAGCGCCTTCAAGATCGGAATGCGCTGCTCCAACTCCGGGCGCTTCAGAGCGAGGTAGAACGCCAAACCGGAGATCAGCGCCGGTACCGCGCGTTCAGGCATGTCCGGGTTGTTGGTGTTCGCCGCTCCTACGTCCTCGATACGCCGGACGTACCAGTAAACGAGGTCCAGGGGGCTGTCGTTGACCTCGGGGTAGACCGTCACGGTGGCCCGGTTCTGGCGATCCACGTAATAGCTCGTGGGGCGCGACTCTGTGTTCTTATTGGATGTCTGGGCGTAAGAGGACACCGAGAGCCGGGTCAGGTTGTAATCGACCTGGGAAGCCCCCGTACCGTCCCGGATGACCGCCTCCAGCACGTCCACGCAATCATCGGCCAAGGTATAAGTCTTGGTACCCGCCACCATGTCGAGGCTCGCCTCTTTGACGGTCCACAGGTTCAAGCCCCGGTTCACCCAGCCGAGCAGCAAGATATTCAGGCTGCGACGGGCCGTGCGAAGATCATAGCCCGTCCGCATCTCTGTCCCGGCGCGCTCGTAGGCCTCCTCACAAAGCTGGAGGATGTCCAGCTTGAAGTTTACCGTGCCTGATGTGGTAGGAGCCGCCATTAGACGTACTTCGTCCCTTTCTTAGTCCGTGCTATACCATTACCCCGGCTCACCATACCCCCAGCTTTACCGGGGTTAGCACGGTTGACTATTTTGGAAGCGCGAGAACTACCAATATACGGTACACCAGTCTTCTTCCAGTCTCCGGGGAGGTAACCCCCAGGTCTTTTTGAACTCCCCAACCTGTCCACAGCAAATTCCAGCCTTTCCTGTCCGGCTGGTCCGTACCCTTTGCCATAACCTCTGGACCGGATTGTGTCGCCGAAGTACCGGCCATAACCCCCCGCATCAGATGCATCGACTATTTCAGGACCGGGTAGATTGCGTTTTTTGGTTCTTGCCGTATGGGCTTTTCGCAAATCGTAAAGCCGAGCTTCCTTATAGTCATCACTCTCTTCTATTTCGCGTCGCGTCTTTGGAACTACCTTAGTCGTCTTGGGAACTACCTTAGTCGTCTTGAACTTGGGGCGCTTAGTAAGTTTATGTTGTTTAATCAATTTTTTAGGCATCAGATTTTCCTTCTCTTGCGGCCCCGATTGGCCTTCTCTGACATCACACGGGTATTGCCCGGCGAATTGTTACGCGGGTTGTTGTCCTTGTGATCGAGGTCCTTACCATCGCCCACACGGACCTTGCCCGCCTTCTCGGCATCGTAGCGCGCCCGGTGACGCGCATTGTTGTCCTTCAGGTGCTTGGAGTGGTAATCCCGGTACTCCTTCTTGTAGTCCCTGGCTCTCCTCATCAGGTCGGGACCACATTGCCGTCAGACGATAGCGGACGCCAGAACAGGTAGTAATCAACGTCGCCCGCCGTAGCTGCGTTGGTGCCTATGGTCTGGATGATATCCACACTGTTACCAATCAGGATGGGTTCGTCAGCCAACTCCAAACCGTTGGTGTTGGAAGCCTTGGTGAGCGTCCAACTGTCACCAATCTGGAATGCCGTGCTGTCCATAACATCCTGAATTAACAAGGCGGCGGTGTTCCCGGCAACGCCAAGTTCAATCGTCCCGTTATTCGATGTGCTGGTCAACTCGGCGTTAATGGAAGCCCCGGCAAAGCAGACGATGTCTCCAGTCACCGTAAAGATGACAATCGTGCCCGTAGCCCCGGCATCGTCCGTAAAGTTCCAATTGCCCTTGGCAATACGCCAGTCGCTGAATGCACCACTAATGCCTGCCATTAGTCTCTCCCAGCTTGAATAATTCTGGCAGTCGCAGTGCCGACAGTCGTCACTACGGTTATAGCCAGCCGACAGGCAACCGGTGGACTGGTGTAGACCCCGTCCGCTGTTCCTGTTTGGTTCGCCAGTACATCATGGGTGTGAACTATCTCCCCGCTGGCCTCTTGAAAGCCGCTGGCGAGGACGTTGTTAAAGGTGTGCTGCATGGCATACACCATGTCCACACTGGAGCCGGACGTGTCACAACCGACACCGACATTGAAGTCCGGTCCACGATAATTGAGTACGAACCACGCACTCTCGCATAACGCATCCACTCCCGCCTCAACGGCACCTGCCGAGGCCCCAGACGAGGTGATCCGGTCCACCCACGCGAAATTGGCGTCTTGTGTCGTACTAGTCCCGGCATTCGCTCCGGTGATACTGTCGGTCAAGGGCACCCCGTACCGGTCATAGCCGCGGGGGGTATATGTGTCCCCCGAGTCGTCGCCAGCGGAATACATCGCCACATGTTGGGGCGTGGTGAACTCGCAGTAGCCGTTGACCCCGACCTCAATGTTGCCAGTGAAGGCGCTCCCCGGCGTGAGGGAGGTGACATGGTAGAACTTGGTCGAACCAAGGGTGATAAGCCCGCTCCCCGCGCCCGTGAGGGTCTCGGTGATGTGGTTGCCATTGACATCCTCGCCAACGGCCACGAGCGTATCGGCTGTGTTGTCAGAACCAGCCGAGTAGAGAAGAAGGTAGACACCCCGGCGGTCTCTGAAATCAATCCCCAAAGCCCCGTTCAACGTCAGGGCGACACCAGACGCCGCTGTCTGGGCAGCGCAGATACCATTGCGGTCGAAGCCGGTGGAGAGCGCGCCATTGATGAGATAATCCAGCCGGGCGGCTGCGAGGGTCTCCGTGGTGGAGATGCCGTTTCTGTCGAGGGCGGCGGGGGTGAGAGTGATGACCTTTGGTCGGGGCATCTTTATATCCTCTTCTTCATGTAATAGGGCCGGACTATGTCTTCAAAGACCCAACCCTCGATTTAGCCGTCTTGACTGCCTTGACCGCCTTGACCGCCTTGACCGCCTCGACCACCTTGACCGCCTCGACCGCCTTGACCGCCTTGACCACTTTGGTGGCCTTCTTCGGCGTAAGAACAGGGGCTTCCAATTCCCCCGCGCCAACCTGTCGCCGCCATTTCTCCGCGTCTTCGAGGCTACCGAAGGTCTTCACAAAGGGTTCATCCTCCAGTCCGCCACTAACTTCGACGCGACCAGTACGTAGTCGAAGTCGGTCGTCTCTGCGCCAGCCGCGCCATTCCAGTAACCGAAGCCCACCGCCATCTCCGCAGCGGGAACAGTGATACCGGTCATCGTCTCGACCAGTGCGTCATTGGCATACAACTCAATGCTGGTGACACCATCATAATACGCCGCCAGAGTGATATACGTATCGTCCGACAGGGTAGCGATAGTGCCACTGTCGCTGTCTGTGGTGTTGTTGTCGTTGTTGAAGTAGACAGCGGCAGAGGCGTCAACACTCTCGAAAAGAAAACGCATCGTCGCGTCGCGGGGTGTGGTGTCGGTAGAATGGAGGCCAACAATCCAGGCAGACTGAATAGCGTCTCCGACTGAAAGCCGGGTCTTGATGAAGGTTTTCTTGCCGCTTTCCAGTAAGAAGCTCTCGGAGAGCCATTCTGCGGCGATACCGTCAAGATCGTCAGCAGCGGTCGTGATCCTCGCCACACCACCATCAACATCCTGAGATGTGATGGCGGAAGTACCAGAACCACCCGAAATCGCCGTCAGAGTGTAGTTGGCGGCAATCGGCAGCTTGTCGAAGTCATCAAAGATGATGTGGTACTTGGTGGGGTCAAGCATCCCGAATTGGTAAAGGGGGTTACCGGGAGTTACGTTGGACACACCATTGGTAAAATGCGTAGGCATTGAACAGTCTCCTCAAGGGTTTCCATGACTGACGTAAGGCCAGTCACATTCAAATGCCCTTGAAGTCTAGCGGGTTTGATAGACGTGCGCCAGCTTAAATATTGGTTGAGCAATATTTGTATAAGGTCTGTTCAGGTCAGCCCGAAGAAAAAGGGTGGTGCCCAACTGGACACCACCCCCTCTTTCTGCCGAAGCAACAATGATTACGACGAACCGGGGCTTCCGTAGATGCCCAGGTAGTCGCTGACACCGAAGCTGTAACGCTCACGGCTCTTATACCGCACGTTACCGCTGTCGAAGTCACCGTCCATCGACGTGCTGATCGGAATACGGTTGAAGTACTTCAACCCGTTCGGAACGTCCGTCTTCAGGAACCACGCATTGGTGTCCGTGAGGTAATGGTTGATCACGTAACCATCACGGACAGTGCTGTTGTGAACGATGGCGTTAACATCGTTGTCAGCCACACCCGTCCTGTACTCAGATTTCAAGATACGGGTCGCAACGAACTGCAAGTTGGTCGGGATGACCAACTTGACAGGCTGCGCTGCCACCAACAGACCACGCTCGTCGGTCCAGTTGGAAATCTGAATGGTGGCGTCCTCGATGGACGTTTCATTCAGATCGACCGCCGTCGCGGGGCGGTTGGAGAGGTCCGCGCCCTGCACGATTGAGTGCGAGGTCGAGAACAACTGGTCCCCATCGCCGGTCAGGTAGCCGGTCGTTGCCGTGAAGCCCGTGTTGAACGGCACCATCGCCTTGACTTGTTTGGTGTAGTTCATGGCACGAGCCAGAGCCTTCGTGTAGCGGGACGAAAGGCTGTCGTACAGGTTGTCCTCCATGGCTTCCTCCGTAATGGAGAATCCCATCGCAATCGTTTCGTGATCAAACCGTTGCGTGAAACTTTCCTGCGCGGTGTCGTAGGAGATTACGCCGCCCTCTTTCTTGACGGGGGCCGCGCCGAAACCAGATAGCTTCGTCTCCTCCTCGAATGACCGTTCGGAGCTTTCCGCATCGTAGCTCTCCAAATGCTCATCCGTGTACTTGTCATACTCAAGGCCAAACAGGGCGTTCAAACCCGGCAGAAGCTCCTTGAGCAGTTGTGCGCGTGATATTGCAGCCATAACTCAAGCCTCCTTATGTGCCAAGAGCGAGATCGTATTGATGGATATCGGCGTTCCAAACCACCAGCACGTCGGTGTAGGTATCGCCAACGCTACTGAACGGTCCATCAACAAAATCCATGATACGCCACGGTAAAGTACCAGTTGTGGCAATGTTCCCGGCGTCGAGTGCCAAGATTGACTTGCCAATGTTGGTGTTACCAGCGGCGTAGGTGATGATGTCGCAGTTGTTCCCAAGTCCGGTTTGGGCGATGGCTTCATCACCCTGCACTTGGAAAATCTGACGTGGATCATCTGCGACGTGAGCCAAGATGTCCGTAGCCGACGTGGACGCGGTCCACATCTGCGCGAACAACTTGTAGTTCAGGTTGGGATCGGTGAAGCTGCAACCCTGAAAAATCCCAATTGGGCGGGACGAGGTTGCAACCGTGTCGATCTCAATGGTCCCGGTGGCGGCGAGTTCCGCGACATCCCCAAAGAAAACGGAGGTACCATAGGAATTCGTCATTTTCAGTTGGCGGAACGAACCACCTTCGTATCCACCAAGCCGATTCACCGGAACAAACCCGTATGGGGCGGCTGCGGTAGCCATTGCTTTGCTCCTTTGCGAAGTTAGACCAGCGTCGTCACCATCATTAGCGACGACGACCAGCGCCAAAGGTCACCGAAGAAGATCGCTCCGTGTCCAGAAGCGGCATCCTCGGATCGTTCTCGCGCATAAAGTTCTGATCCACGCTCGCAGCCTGTTCCGTGGCCTTCTTTGCATAATAGACCTCCCGCGCCTGCATAAGCTCGGTAGTGCATTTACACAACATCAACCCACCAATAACAATGTTGCCTTCAAACTGGCTGTTAAGGTCGGACATGATCATCAACTCTGGATGATCTTCCGCCAAACAAGGCTCCCAGCCCTCACGGTAACGCATTGACACATTCCGATTGTCTTGTTCACCGAGAACATCCGTGCGTACCCACCGGAAGACATAGCCGTCTTGCGGTGCAGGATCGGGCAGATTGGCCGGTGGCCGGTACTCGGTCAGCCGGTCTTCTGTCTCGCGTGTCTCATCTTCTCGCGCTTTTGGCGCGGTGCGCGTGTCAGCCATTGGTCAATTGCTCCTTCGCAACTTGAGCCGCGTACTGTTTATTAGATAACCCGAGGCGCTTCGCGAGGGCGACTTGAGTGGCGGTTAGCTGCACTTTGCGCGGGGGTTTACCGCCCCGTGTCGGCCCACCAACTGGTGGCTTTCTCCCCTTCAGGGTCGCAGCGGGGGGTGAACCCCCGTTACCGCCTAAGTCCCCGTCAGAGAAGCGGTCAGGGAATACGGCGCGTACCCCCTCGTCAATCTTGGTGTAGTAGGCTTCATCGACCCGCGGGTCATACCCCGCTTCGATTAATTTCTGGTGCAGGCCAACGGCATAACCTGTCATGTCCTCATTGCCCTTGGCCTGATACCACGTATTAAGCCGCATCCACTGCGTACCCCGTGCATCGGGCGGTGAGCGCCCGGCTTGCGGTTGCGGTTGCTGCGCGGCTTGCTGGGCGGCGGGTGCTGACCTGGGTTGCCGCATTGCCGTACCGACGCGCTCTGCATGAAGCGTGGAGAGTTTCTCCTGCGCCTCAAGAAGTTTGTCCGTGTCACCGGCTTCGTAGGCTTCTTTGAATTCGCCTCGCACCTTGTCCAACTCGGCGTCGGTGCGCGCTCCATACTGTTCAATCAATACCGTGTTGGAATTTTCGAGGCTCTGCTTGAGCGCAGAGTTGTCGGCGTTAGCCTGTTCAGCGTACCGAGTGGCCTCTTCGGCCTGACGCTGGGCGCTCTCCTTGGCCCGGCGTTCCTCGTGATATTCGAACTTGACCGCCTTGATGCGCTTCTGGGCGTTATCAGAGTAGTTCTGAATCTCCTGTTCAAATTTCTCGCTATCGACATCTACCCGGTCAGCGGCCCCTCGGGCTTCACGGACATCCTCGGGGGGTGTGTCATCGAGGACCTCGATCTCGATCTCATCCACGTCGGCGCTAGGAAGCGGATCGGCGTCCTCGAATTGCTGGTCATGTATGTTCTCGGCCATCATGCTCTGGTGTATCCTCTAGGATCATCCACAACTGCCTGAACCGTGTCATCGTTGATGATACGGAATTCCTTGCCGTGGATGTGGAAACGGACCCCCTTGAACGCGCCTAGTAGGACGAAATCGCCTTCCTTACACCACGGCGTCTTGCCAAAACGCTCGTTATCGGAATAGCACTCTGGACCCATCGCTAAGACGAGGCCCAAAACCGTGGATGTCTGTTCGATGTGCTTGGTGACATCCGCCTTGATGACACCGCCGGTCGTCTTATCCTCAACTTCCGGCATCGCTATAAGGATGCGCCACCCCCGTGGGACAGGAAGCTGCGAGGCTATCTTCTCCTCACGCGCCTCTGCGGCCTTCTTCTCTTGCTTGATGGGTTCTTTAAAGAGAAGGGCCGAATTATCAACCAGCTTAGGTGGTTCTTTGGCAACGGCTGTCTCGTTCATGTATCCTCTTCCTCTCGCTGTTCCGTCTCACTCAGAACATCGAGGATCGTCCTTTCGGCCCTTGCCAGACCCTCAATTATCCCAACTCTGTTGGCATACCCAACGGCGATCAAACCAACGTCCCCCGCCGACAAGTCCCCACCAGTTGCCACGTCGTCGGTCACATTGTTCATCTCCCGGCGAAGGCGTTCTCGTACTGTTTCTAAAATATTATCGGCCAATACTCAACCTTTCAAGGATTATTTGTCCTCGCCCTTCTCTTGGCTCCCCTTATTTTCGCTCCGAATCATCCCCAGGAACCGCTGCGCCATGTTCTGTGTGTCGCGCATACGCTCGTTTGCGAGGCTCTCCCCCTCCCGAGAATCGGCGTCCTCGTTGCGCTGTAGGTTGACCGCCTCGCGGATCGTAGACTGCGCTTCTTGCGACTCGATACGCTCCCGTTCGATCTCGTCGTCGGCCATCCCAAGCGCCACATCGACGCCCAGCCGCGCGCCAGCTTGCTTCTCGACGGACTGGATGCGCGCCAATTCAACCTCAAGCCGCTTGAGTTCGATCTGCTTGTCGAGCATGTCCTGCTGCACGTTGATGCCCAGCTTGGTGCCTTCCACCTTCTCCTTGGATGCTATCTGTTCGCGGCCCAGCATGGCACGGAGCTTGTCGGCCATACCTTTGCGCTCGACTTCCTTGGCCTTGGTCTCGGCGTCCATCTTCTGAAGCTGAAGGACCGGGTCTTTCTGGGCCTCCGCGTTCTTCTGGGCCTGTGCCTCGGCCAAATCCTTCTTGAGCAACTTGTCCGCGGCGTCAGCCACCAACTTGGACAGATGGACCTCGGTCTCGGCTGGCAGGTCCTTATCGAACTCGGGCAGCGGTACTCCCAGTTCTTTTTCAATCGCTCGGCGGTACGCGAACGCCACATGCTCTTGGATGTGCGCCGCTGCTGCTGCCACGATGGCCTTGGCGGCTGGCGTTTTGCCGATGGCTTCGATTATCTTGGGGTCTTCACCCGCTGCTACATGCACTCTGATATGGCTCTTATGGTCCTGATGGAGGTGCGCCTTGACCGGCTTGCCAGTCATGATGGCCATGTTCTCGGCCACGGGGTCCATTGGCTTCATCTCATCTTCCAACGGGATAAGTTTCTCCGGGTTCTCTTCACCCAAGGCCTCGATCATCCCCCGGTGAAGCTCCTTTTGGTCGTATATGTGAGGGGCTGTCTGGGCCAACTGGTGTATGGCCTGATGGCGCATGATGCGGTGGGCCATCGTGGACGCATTCGGATTGGACACCGGGATGACATCAACACGGCCATCGTAGTCCTTACCACGGGTGACCCCGTCCTCGACATCGTATTCATACTCGTCGGGTGCGTGGACCCTGACTAGCTCCGCAAGCATCTTGAACTCACGCTTCATCGATGCGTGGATACGAGACTGGACCCCCGTCATCACCTTCATGCCACGCTCAAGCAAGGCAAGCGTGGTGCCGACCGGCGCTTGGCTATTCATGTCGGAAATTTTCATGTCGGCTATCGACGCCAACGCTTTACCCTCGCTCACGAGAAAGCCCAGCAATTGGTAGAGGACCGCTGAAGGCTCCTTGAACGGTATGAACGTGATGTTATCCTTGATCGCGCCGCCCGGCACGTCCACGTCGCGCATTTCACCGGGGCGCAGCGGCGAATTGTCGCCTTTTATCCGCAACCCTCGTGATTTCAACCCCGCCGGGAGGTTCGCCAGTGTCCCGGCGTCGATCAACTGGCGCAGAATGCTCGTCGCGCCCTTGGCGAGGCCACCGAGAAGGTGAACGAGGCCAATTCCGTAGAAACCAAGCCCCGGCAGGAACTTGTAGGGGGCGAAAAACTCATTTTTAAGTTTATGGAGGTCCTCTTCCTGCCAATTTCGGTAGACCCCCAACACCTTCTGACTGTGCTGCTCAATCGTGACGATGTAGGGCCGCATTATCCCCGTCTCTTCGCCACTTTCGTCCTTGTCTTCGAAGCCAACGAGGTCGAGATCGACGTGCATCTCCAAGACGGTGTTTCTGTCGTCTTTTTCCGCCTGCGGCGCGCTGCCTGACGCCTTGTCTTCCTTCTTCTCAACGTCGGTATACTCGACCACGGGGTCAGGCACGTCGAACATTACATATTGCCCGGCATACTGGGCCTTGATGATGTCGTTCTTGGCCATCTTCATGACGTGGGTGGCGCGGGGGCAGACCTTCAGGTCGGTGGTGCCGTAGGCAACCACGAAGTCGTCGGCCATGACGAACTTGGACGTATAACGTCCCAGTGTCGGATCGTAGTAGACCTTTTTGAAGATTGACCCGGCAATACCCAGATGAAAAAGAGCTTGTTCATGCTCGTCGCGATACTCGGTCATGACCTCGGTGCATTGATAGTTCATGTCCGCGCGGACGCGCTTGGCTTGCGCCTCTTTTTCACGCGACACCTTCCCGGCCACTTTGGTCAAGACCGGCCCCGCCGCCGGGAACGTCTCGTGCATGGCGTCAGCCTGGAACTTGATGACGGCCTCGGTCAAGAGCGGATGGAAGACCCCCGCGGCCCCGGCCCACGGCTGCTGCCGGTCCTCAATCTGGAGACCCAACAGGCTGATGCCTTTTATGTACGCGGCCTCCC